GTCTCAAGGAATTGTAACATCTCTTCTACAGTTATTTTGTATCTGGCTAGCATGAATGCATTCCAAGCGTCATCATCTAGTTTTTCGGCTCTCTGAGTTATTTGCCAGAACTGCATGGAAAAATCCGTGTTCACGGGATCAAGTACAGTAGTAACGTTACGAAACATGTCATCCAAGGCGCCATAGAACCAATTTGAACGCATGTCCCCGTAACCCAACCACTGTGCTCTTAGTAGCAATCGACATTTCTCATTGAGGGTGAGGTGTTTTTGTTTCAAAATAACTTCTGGGTCTTCTTGAGTTTTTCCGAATTTGAGGAGAAAAGAAGGTAGCCTGATCCATGCAACTTCTTGGGATTGGTATTTGACAATGTACGTGCCTTTTAGGTAAGTTGATCTCTGAAGGTCCACAATTTGTATCTTTGCGATGAGGCCAAGTTTTTCATATTCCGCTGCCAGCAGATCGTGTTTTCCATCGACTTCCATCCAAACTGCCATGGTAGTGAATGCATTTACGAATGTGTTATCAAGGCACGTTGCGGCTTCGCCTGAATACCTCATGTCTGCTTTTTTACCTTTTGAGTCCACAATGGCCAGGTGTTTTTCTCTGCCTGTGTTCATAAGATTGTTTGGAACAAACATCTTAAGGGTTCTCTTGTACATACGCTCTCGGCCTCTAACTAGTTTAGAAAAACCGTTCTTTTCAAGCATGTCATTTATCACTTGTCTAAGAGCTTTCGATTGGGTACGGTCGTATGTACGGAAATCATTTTCGACAATCTTTTGTTTTGGTTCTTTTCCGTCTTGCAAATGCGAATCATCACCCAGTGCTTTTATTCCGATGAGCTGAGTTCCAGATATGGCATTCACAAATGCGGACAATTGGTCGCTAGTTGCACCACATGTGAAATAGACGACAAAAACGTATTGTTTACCATTTTTCCATCTAATGATTGGTTGTGTGCAATTCGGTCCCCACATGAAGTCTGATACAAACGTTGAGATTTCAGCTGTTGTTTTTCCAAGGTCTAAGAATTCTGTTTTTGATCCATTCACAAGAAATCTAGGAACTCCTTTTTCATCAAACCATATGTGCTCGTCACATTTAAGTTGGGTTTTGATGGTATTGACAACTTTGTTTTCTTCTCTCATTTTGCGAGCTATTTTCAGATTTTCACGCTGCATGGGCCTCAGTCTTTGTTCCCAATTTGGTATCTTGATCTTGTCTACTTTTGTGGACATTGCGAGTTCTGTGTATGACTTGTATACGGGCAGGTTGGTGTTTATCTTCCTGTTTTCTATTTTCCTAACTCTCTCATCAATACACGCTGCGGCGTTTTCGAATGTGTTTGCAGGGCTGGCCATTTTGTTGACACACCAGAATAACGCATGCCAATGAGTCTCGGGAGAAGGTGTGGCCGTTTCAGGATGGTCATATGTGGCGTATGGTTTTGGTTTCGCGTCTTGAATCTTTGGCAAATTAAATTTTGGCATTTTTGTGGATAGCATTGGTTCCACAACTTGTGGAAATGTATGTTGCACTGTTTTTGATACATGCATTTTGTATGCCAAATACAATATCCCATCTCCATGTCTGGTCATCCCGTTTTTCTTCATGTGTTCAGTGATTCTGGTAGACAAATTCCATTGTGCGGATCTCTTGTGCCACTTGTATGTTTTCCAATCTCCGTGTGTTAATCTTTCCAAAAAGGCTATTACGCACCATCCCCCGGGGATACATTTCACTAGTTCTTCCGCAATGATTCCCAATTTTCCTGAGCCAGGGATAAGCTGATGTGC